CCGTTTATGTGATTTACCTGCGGTTTATTTTGTTCATTTTTAATAAACGTTTCAGCAACTAATCTATGTATTGCGTATGTTTTTACGCTTTTATTATGGTATAAATTAACCAAAAAATATCCTCGTGAATTTATTTTAGGTTTCAAAATAAGACCTGAGTTTGCTCTTATAGAATTAATATTACCTAAATTGCTAACTTGATACCTACCATTAAATCCTATTATGTTTTTCCAAATTTCCATACCACAAAGATAAATCAAACTTTTGATATATGCAACACTTTTTAAAAATAATTCGTAATTTATAATCGTTCTAAATAGTGTAGTTTTTTAGTTTGTTTTTAGCTACTATGATTCATTATCGTAGGGTTGGTTTTTTTAGATTATAGGTAACTCTTTTTCATTTAAAATATTCATGCCGTCAAAAGTTACCTTTTGATAAAAAAATGCTTGTTCTTTGTTCGGTAATTTTGTTTTTTCAAAGACACTAAAACTTGATATACCGAATCCGATAAAATTATCAAAAATATCGTTTATTTCTTTTTTACTTGTGCCTGCAATCTCTAATTGTAGTTTTTTGCTTTCTGTTTTTACGATGTAATTTTTCATAATATTGTTTTTAATTTCTATATTAATTAGCTTTTTCCCAAGATGATGTAATTGGATTCCAAATATTGCCTTTTGATTCTTCTACTTCTCTTCCTTTAGCTATTGAATTAGCTAAAAAATCACTTCTTTTTGCTCTTTCTCTAAAGTGTGTATTGAATACTTCATTTACCAAATCTAAAACATTATCGCCTTTGAAAAAATCAACATCCATTACTAATAATTCCATGAATGTTTTAACATCAGATACACCTAATTCGTTGATTTTCTCAATTATTTGTTTTCTGTTGTTTTTTAAGTCTTGAATTTTCATTGTTGTTTTATTTAAGTTGTTAACGATGTTCAAAGATACTATTTCTTTTTTGATTAATGCAACACTTTTATAAATTATTTTCACTAAAATAGCTAATTTATAATCATTCTAAATAGCGATTAATATTAATATGATAGTGTTTATTGGTGTTTTGGCATAAATGTTACCAAATATAGAACTATAATAATTGCTATTTTATTATACTAAAATCGGATTTTAACCGATTATGTTGAGTTTTTTCTACATAAATGTCGATTTTGTTGTTAATAATCGACATTACTTAGGCTATGCATCTAATATCTTTGGTATCGTTTTCAAAATACATGGTTTATCCTTGCAATTTGACCGTCATTTTTATCATGTATAAAGGCTTCAACCGCTTTTGGGGCGTGTTGGTAGCCGTTACGGTGATGCCAACTATCAGTCCCACTTGGGCTTCTTAAACTTTCAACACACACACTGCCATAGTCTTTACTTTTTTTGTGGTGTATATGATGCGTATAAATGTACCGATGTTTGCAATCAGTCCAATCTTTGCTTTCCTGCGCCATAAGTAATGGTAAATCAGAATCCTTTGCACCGTCACCATGTGTAGTACCTATTAAATTGGAATGATACTTTAAATATTTTCGATGTGAAATACTTGTATTAAAAGTAATATTTTTTGAAGTTCTAAACCATGTTGCTAAACAATCAGCTAAATAGAAACCGCTTGTATAATCGTGATTTGACGGATTATAATGAACCGTTAAATCTGCCACTTGCATTAGTTGCTCAATTACTTTTACATACAATGATTTAGCAGTTAAAAAATTATCATACCACATCCCATCTGTATCTTGTGGTGTTCCGCTTGTTGTTGTTCTTTTCGGTGTATCTGTATGCAGTATATCGTTACCTATAATCAATAAAACCTTATCAATGTTAAAACCTATTGACTTATTTAAAAGTCCGTTAATTCCGCTTAAAACACGTTTTATTGCTATCTCTGAATTGTATTCTTCGCCAGTTTCATATGACCTTGCAAGTTTGCCTATATGAATGTCGGCAGGGTCAACAACTAATAAATGATTTTCTTTTGTTTTTTCTCTTTTAATTGTAGGATATTCAGGAATGTAATTTTCTAATTCTTTTATTATTGCATCTTTAATATCGAAATAATCTAATTTCTTTTTTTCGTATTTTACCCATTGTCCACCATACGGATTTGTAGTTAATCTTTTGGCTTCATAATCTGTCTTATCTTGTATTTCATCTTCTTTTACAAAAGCATATTTTTCGCTTATTATTTCACCTTTTGCGTTTAGTGTTTCTGAACGCTTTACCTTTATTGTTTCATAGTTTATTTTTTCAGCATAACGCCTATAAAATCTGCCTACTGTTTCTGTGTTGTCATTCCCGACAATGGTTCCGACAAATGTATAGTATTTCTGTTTACTGCCATACTGTTGTTCATTGTAAGGGTACTTTTCAAATGTTTCGTTATAGGTCATGGTAGTTTAGTTTGATGTTTTCTTTATAACGTCAACCGTTTCGCATAACTCAAATTCATAATGTTCTGAACTTTCCGTTCCACACATAACACTATAAACTATTAAGCTATTCGGTAAAATTGTGATTGAAATTATAATACGTTCCGATTGTTCCGCATCTGTAACCAAATACACACTATCTTCAATATTGTATTTGGTGTTTATTTTCATTTAGGTCTATTACAAGCCATTTTAACGGCTCTAAATATTTCAAGTTCTAAAACTGTGATACAAGGATTAGAAGTTAATTTATACGCTGATTTCATTCCGGCAACAACACATTGCTGTATTTCTTTCTCGGATAATTTCACTTCCATTGTGTTAATGGTGCGTATTGGGTTATTATCTGTTATCCATTTCATGTCTAACTAAAATATAGTTCACTTTCAGCCTTTCTCCTGCGTGTTAATCCTGCTAAAACTTTGCCACCAGCTTTATTCCATTTCAGGAACTCTGCACCAATACTTGCATCATTAGGATTTGCATTTACTTTTTTTAGTAGTGTAGATTTTGACAATGCACCAGAACCTAAATTAAAAGCAAAAGACACCAATGCAGAAAATTGATTTTCGTTAAGTTCTTTTTTGATTAATGGTGTTACCTTATCAGCAAATAAATCTAAATGATATACAAGCAACTCGTTTGCTCTTTGTTGAGTTATTTTGTCACCTATCTTTACTTTAGTTCCGTTTTCATAGAACGTGGCACCATAACCGATAGTTGGTACACCTGCACTGCATTTGTAGGCATTTAAAAGGCATCCTTCAAATTCTTTTATAAGTGCTATTCCTTTGCTATTTATTTTCATATTAATCGGTTTTTTGTCGGTTTAGTGTATCGTTTTTTGCATTATACAACTCCATTCTTTCAACAACTCCAGCGTTTAAAATTAATGGTGTATATTCTTTTGAACGTGCGTTGTAAACGTCTAAAAACTTTGCGACATCTACTATAAAAACTCCTTCGCTTATTTCTATCATCTTGTATGTAGTTTATAGTCCACATTTATTTCGTTTTTGTTGATTATAATCTACATGAATTTAATTTCATGTCGAATTATGGCAAAAAGTTTAGTATTGGAATGTATTTTTTTGCTACTTTAAATACTACATTTTGTATAATAAACCATGTCAACATTCCTGCTAAGAATATCCACCACCAATTATTGTTTTTTGTGGTCATTACATTGTCATTACCAATTATAGAGCCTTTCTTTGCCGTTACGGAATTATCGGTTTTAATTACTGACTTTCTTGGTGTCGGTTGTACTATTATTGTTTCTCGGTAAACAGTATCTCTAATTTTTACGTACTTAACAGAAACAACCTTATCCACTACCTTAATATAAACAGTATCGTGTACTTCATTCTCAATGTAAATCTCAAAGTCATCGCATGGTATTGTATCGGTTGCTCTACTATGAATTATTACGGTATCAACTGAATTTACTATTTTATCCTGATAGATAATAGTAGGTGCAACCTTTCGACTGCACCCGATAGCCAAAAACCCAATACTGACTAATATAATTAAGTTTCTCATTTTAAATTACTTTCCGATAACTTGCAAAATAGATTTTACAACGTCAAATACACCGTAAGAAGCTGGTATAATCATTCCGTAGGCAAAGTAAGTAATGCGCTGTTTCCATTCCTGTATTGCCTTTATTTCGACTTCATTTTTTTTCACTCGTGAATGGATGCCAACCTCTTGCTCGTGTTCGTTGCCGAGTAAAATTCTATGTATTTCATCTACTTTATTTTTCAATTCGTGAAATTCTTTCTCCATTTTAGCATCCATTTTTTATCCATTTTTTATCCATATAAGGAATGACTATTAATTTGTTTTCTTTAAAAGTTTAATAGTTGACTTAA